CCAAAGTTCTCTGACATTGTGAGGATTGCTCACACCGCGTCTGAATAGTAAACCTAAAAAGGTAACGATTTAAAGTATCTAGAGCCATAGAGTGTGCCTGGATACTTAAATTTTACACTTGCTTCTAATCAAAATTCTAACGCAGCCACTAGCGTTCAAGGTGGTAATGTTGATAGTGCGTCACAACCTGTCAATTTATTTGCTTCAGTTGTGACAGAAGGTGTTGGTGCTATAGACACTGCAGCTACTACTCAATTCGTTTCGGATTCTAATGTAGTTGCAGCTACTAAAGCAGCTGCTATTAATTTAGACCCTTCTTTTTTAAATAGTTCTACTGATCAATTGTCTCAAGAGATTAGAGATTTCCTTATGAAACCAGTTATATTGGCTTCTGGGAATTTTTCTTCTACTGATACTTATTCTACTTTCCCTGAATATTTGTGTCCTAATGATATTTTAGGTGCAAATAATTCTATGATGGCGGAAAAGTTGAGAGGTTATTTGGGTTTTAGAGCTACTGTTGTTCTTAGGCTTGTTGTTAACGCTACGCGTTTCCAACAAGGTAGATATAATCTCCAATTCGTGCCTACTGGTGGTGCCATTACTGGTGCTACTGGTAATTCTCGGAATAGAGTTAATGCTATCACTAGTACTTTGGTTCAGAGGTCTCAGTTACCACATGTTGAGTTAGATCTTAACTGTGATACTGAAGCTCTGTTTAAGTATAAGTTTAATACCGCTTTTGGATATTTTCCAATGCGATCTTTTACTGATTCTACTAGTGCTTATGCATTTGGTTTAGCAAAGATTTATCCTTATTCTGCTTTAGCGGCAGTTACTGGGGCTTTAACTTGTGGTTATACCTTATGGGCATCTTTTGAAGATGTAGAATTGATTAGTGCTGCTGTTCCACAATCTGGTAGGTATTCTTCTTCTGTAAGAACGAAGAATGAGACAGATGCAGAACAAGCTAGTTCTAATATGGGTCCTATATCTTCTACTTTAATGAGAGTTAAGAAGGCTGCAGACATTTTTACTGCAGTTCCTTTGTTATCTTCTTATGCTAGTATGACTTCATGGTATTCAGAATTGTTAGCTGGTGCAGCTTCTGCTTTTGGTTGGAGTCGCCCTATTAATTTAGAGCATTCTGGTAGAATTACTCAGAATTATCTTCCATACGCAGCTAATGCTGATGGACCTGATAATTCTTTTCCTCTATCTTTCTCCTACCAAAATCAAGTTGGTAAAGCTCAAGGTTTTTCTGGTACTGATATTGATGAAATGGATTTTTCATTTCTTTGTACTATTCCAACCTATAACTTTACTGGAAATTGGGCCACTACTGATGCTTCAGGAGCTATTTTAATTAATATTCCTGTTCGACCTTTAGCTTTGTTAGTTACTCGTACAGTTACTGCTGTAGGACTTACTGACCCTGCTCCTTATCAGCTTATTGCTAATATGTTTGAGCAATGGCGTGGATCGATGGTTTATAAATTTAAGTTTGTTAAGACAGAATTTCATTCTGGTAGATTAGCTGTTAGTTTTTCTCCCAGTGATGCTCAATATACCACTGTTAATCAAACTTTAGCTCAAAGTGCTTTTTTGCATAGACAGATTATTGATATTCGTGAGTGTAACGAATTTACTTTTGTAGTTCCTTATATTTCTGCTCATCCTTATTCTCTTTCTGGTCATTCTATAGGTACTTTTATCATTCATGTTTTGGATCCATTAGTAGCTCCTGCTACAGTATCTCCTACTGTTGGAGTTATTTTGGAACATTGTATGGGTGCTGATGCTGAATTTGCTGTTCCTAGAGGTAGTAATGTTGAATATGTAATGGGAATATCACCACAATCTGGTGATCCTTTTTCGAATAAGGAAACTAATGTTTGCGCTAATTATAGAGGTACTATTGGATCTTCAATGATACCTTCTGATGAGTGTTCTAATTCATTATTTTGTGTTGGTGAGAGGATTTCGTCTTTGCGAACTTTGTTCAAATTGCCTAATCCTTTGAGTCCTGTAGTAGCACCTACTGCTACTAATTTTTATCAACTCGTTCCATTTCATATTCCTTATGTTTACTATAATACTACTCCTGCTTATGTTGCTGCTCCTTCTATAATGGATTATTATTCATTGATTTCTTCTCTTTATCTTTATGTTAGAGGTGGAGTGCGAATTAAATTTATTGATAATACTTCTGTTACTGGTGCTGAACCATTTGTAGCTTATTTAGGTACAGGAATTTTAGGTACTAGTTTATCTAATGCTGGATTTTTCTTTTCTTCAGCTGATCCTGTAGGTAGACCTGTGGAGATTGGTAGAAAAGGACTACCTGCGTTTTATTGGAAAGCTGGTTATTCTGGTGAAGTACAAGTTCCAGCTTATGGTAGACATCATAGTCGTTTAGTTACTGATTGTTTGACTAATTCTACTAGTTTTGGTTATAATACCACTGCTACTAGTTCTGCTCCTGATTTGTGGGTTGCTCGTTCTACTATTCCTTCTACAGCTACTTTAGTAGGTATTTTGAGAAGTGCTTCTGACGACGCCAATTGTGGTGTTTTCTTAGCAGTTCCTCCTTGTACTGGTAGTTTCCTTTAAGGAATAATGGGGTTTTTCACATTACCCTTTATTATAATGTGTCGTTTGATATATACGAAATATATCCTCTGATAAGAGAGTTTCTTATCAAAGAATCCTTTAGATAATAACATTTATGGTTTAGTTATTATTGAATTCGAAGAACACCCATTGAAATAGTGTTTTAGAATGCTTCTGGTTTATCACCCCAGAGGACTCACCTTGCGTGGTGTAATTATTACATACGTAACCGATATGTCCGTCGTAGTTTGCGACAGTCCCGCACAAGGTGGGCATAAAGGTTTTTAACGTGTGTATAGCACCAGGACCCCGTAAATGGGTCTAATGCTGGTCACGGGAATGAGATACGTCTGTTCCCCTGACAATTTTTCTCAACAAAAAAAAAAAAAAAAAAACGAGAA